GGTTTCCAAGGGTACTGGTGCTTCGCCCAGCCGGTCACAATCCAGTAGCGTTCCCCGTCTACCGTGTACTCCCGCACGAGCCCCTGCTCGATGAGTTCGGCCACTCGCTCGGCCATGATCTCCGGTGACACCTCGATGCGGCCGGCGGCGATCTCGAGCTTCAAGCGCAGCGGATCGGCGGTGTGCACACCGTTGCAATCGCAGTAGTTCCACATCCCGATGAAGGTCAGCGCGGTGGCTTCACTGAGCATGGTGATCTGCGGGGATTGCCAGAAATCCGGCTTGATTGAACGACTGCGTGCCATTGTGACCTCCCTTGGACGCGACGGCGGGGGTGAATTAAGTAGCCAGCTCCAGCATCCCGTCGGCATGGAAACGGACTGTCAACGTGTCGCCTTCGTCGATCACGGTGCCGGCCGGAACCGGCATATTGAAGCTATGAACGACTCTCTCGCCCGGTATCCACTCGGCCAGATTCGCCCGACATGCTATGTGGCTGATCGCGCAGGGCTGCATCTTCTCGATGACGAGCTCGGGCACATCGTTCCGCAACTTGAACCAATCGGTCAGGGCGGTCTCGCCGTCCATGATGCGGACATCGACCGGGAAGTTCGCGAGGGCGCTATCATCGTCAGCGCCCTCCGGCACCCCCTCGTCAATGGGTAGCGCCGGCATAGGCGGCGTCAAGGGCGGCGGGTAGAGCAGCGGCAGGGCGCCGACACCACCGGCGGCGGCGCGGGCGGAAACACGGATAAAGGCGCGGCGGTCCATGTTACAGGCGGGGAAAAGGGTGGATCGGAGGCGGGTTGGAGCGAGCACGTTCGCCGAAAATCGGTGAGAGCTGCCTGGGTTTACGCAGGCAGAACCCGATGGCGTGTAATCTCACCCGCCCCGATCCACCCTCACCTTTTACCATCATTCAACCCGAACCGAAAGATTCGGCGCAACGCGGTCCAGGCCGAGTAGGGTCTGCCGAAGACGTCGGGGCGCAGGGCGTAGCGCGTCACGGCCCCCTCGGTGGCGCGCTCAATCGGGATGCAGGCACGTTCCGGTGCACGGCCCGCTCGCACCCAGTAGCTCACCGTTTGCTGGCTTTCGGACAGGGCGTTTGCCATGCGTGCCTGATTGCCGAAGTAACGCAGAGCTTGGTGGAGGGCCTGCTGGGATTCTTTCTGTTCGCGCTGTCGCATGGTGGGGCAGAGTAGCCCGGACAAAGGTCTTTGACAAGATTCAAAGGCTTTTGTAGCATCAATATTCCCCGCCACGTCGAGGGGCGCGGAGCTCCGGAAAGAGTCCCTCGGGCGTGCTAGCTGTAGGTGGACCGCCGGTCAGCTCGGGGAGACCATCTAGGAGATCCCACATGCCGTTAACTGAAGCACAGAAAGAGGCCCGTCTGCAGGGCCTTGGCGGATCCGACATGGCGACGATCCTCGGACTCAATCCCTATCAGCAGGCGCACGAGCTCTGTCTCATCAAAATGGGCGCGATGGAGGCCCCGGACTTGAGCGAGAAAGACGCGGTGCTTTTCGGTCACTTGCTCGAGGAACCGATTGCCGCGCTCTACACCGAGCGCACCGGCAAAAAAGTACGCCGGGTCAACGTCACTAAGCACCACAAAAAATATCCCTTCCTCATAGGCCACGTCGATCGCGACGTGGTCGGCGAGCGGAGGGGCTTGGAGATCAAGAATGTCGGCTTCCGCATGGCCCCTCTGTGGGGCAAAGACGGTAGTGCTGACGTGGCCGAGTCGTACATTCCCCAGGTCATGCACTACATGATGGTCGTCGACTACGAAGCCTGGGACGTGGCCGCCATGATCGGTGGCCAGGAGTGCCGCATTTACCATCTGGAGCGCGACAAGGAGTGGGACGAGCTACTGATCGACACCGCCCATGAGTTCTGGCAACGGGTCGAGAACGAAGAACCCCCGAGCATTGACTACCAACACGCCAGCGCCAAGGAATTGCTACAGAAACTCTACGCCAAGACCGACGGCACGGTGGTTACCTTTCCGGACGAGCTCTGGCATTGGCATCAGGTCTGGCAGGACGCCGCGAAGACAAAACTCCAAATGGAAAAAGTCATCGAGGCTTGCCGAGCCCGCTTTCTCGACTTGATGCGCGACTCCAGCGTCGGCTTGTTGCCCGATGGCACGGGTTACGTCCGCAGTCTCGTCAAGGTCAAGGCACACGCCGTCGAGGCCAATGAGTACATGGCCATGAAATACTCCAAGAAACCCCCCACCGCCAAACTGGAGAGCATTCCCAAATGAACCAACCAGCGACCGAAATGACGCCGGACGAGGAGCAGGGCCTCCAAAGGGTGCCCAAAGAACTCGCCGCAGCGTTCACCATGACCCCCAAAACCTTCGCCGAAGCGATGGACTTTGCCAAGTTCCTGTCCCAAGCCGAAATCATCCCCAAGGCTTTCCGGGGCAAGCCGGCCGACATTCTGTTGGCCATGCAGATGGGCCTCGACGTCGGCCTGAATCCGGGTCAGGCGCTCCAGAACATTGCCATCATCAACGGCCGCCCGCTTATGTGGGGCGATGCGGTACTCGCGGTTTGCATGGGCTCGCCGGCGTTCGACCATGCTCGCTTCCACGAGGATCTGCCTACCGAGGACTCGCTGGTGGCGACGTGCACCGCGGCCCGCCTTGGGGCGCCGCCGAAAATACGGACTTTCTCGAAGGCCAACGCCGAAACGGCGAAACTATGGGGAAAGGAGGGCCCCTGGCAAACCTATCCCCTGCGGATGCTGCAGATGCGGGCGCGCAGTTTTGCTTTGCGTGACGCCTTCCCTGATGTCTTGAAAGGCATTCGCGTGCGGGAGGACTACGTCGGCGTTCCCGCGCAGGACGAGCGGGTTGTGAGCCACGTCGAAAGCCCAGGCGATGAGAAGCCCAGCGCCGCGAGCCGCGCCAAGGCCAAAGTCAAGGCCAAGAAGGAAACCGCCAAGGAGGACACGGAATTCGAGTCCGTGATGGCGAGCATCGAAGGCGCCACCGATCTAGAGGCGCTCAATAGCCTCGGTGAGCATGCCCGCGAGGTCCTTACCGACAAGACCAAGAAGACACTCGCCCGCGCATCCTGGATCAAGCGCCGGGACGAACTGATAGCGGCAAAGGGCTCCGCCATTGACGAGGCCGGCGTGGTGCAGAAATTCAAGGACGCGAAGAACAAGGAAGAATTTGACCTGGCTGACGATCTAATGCTCAGCCTGTCGGATAAAAAGGTCGCCACCCTCGCCCGCATAGAGGCCCACGAGCGGCTGTTCGGTGAGACATGAACAAACGCTACCAGACCTTGATCGACGATCTGCTCGCCCTCGATTGGCCATTTTGCGAGGCCGTGGTCGAGTCCGTCCAGATCAAGAAAAAGACCGTCAAGGTCAGCCTCACCATCGAAGGTGACGCCAATGTGCACGCGCTCGCCGATGCGGCCGGCGAGACCGTGCTGGTCGTGGTCGGCTACTCGTTGGGGAAGCCCGGCGCCGGGGATTCGCAAGCGGAGTTGTTTGTGCCCGGCCAAGCGGATGACGGAGAAAATCCACAAGCCGCTCCGGCGCCGGCATTTAACCCCAAGACCGATATGCCTCCCGATGATGACCTAACCGATTACGGAAAACCCATCGCAGACGAAGAAGACGAGGACGGCATTTTCAATGAGACTCCGGATAAACCGCCGTGGTCATAGGTTGTTTTCGGTAGCGAAGTCCGTATAGTGCCGCCGGAACTGCCCCCGCCCCCCGAGGGCAGACCTTTCCGGCGGCTGGCCGCCCTCCCTCGGCCAGCCGTTTTTTTTCCTCACAGCGCGCCGGCGGCGCGTGCCCGTCGCAGGTTGCTTTTCAGAATGCGCTGGCGCTGACGCCGCAAGGCATTGATGCGCGCACGTTTGCGGTCTGGCGTCTGCGTGCGGCTGCGGTCAATCCGCACAATCTGATCCTGGATCTTGCTGAGCTGGCGCTGGGTCCGCACCAGGCCCTTGCGCTGCGCGAGGAGTGC